AGCTGCTTGTAGGACTACGGGAACTGTAAGCAGTTTATTGTCTGCTCTAATTATTGTAGTACTTAGGTTGCTCAAGCAAAGAACTCCTTTAAGTGTGCATCACTAGCTACGTTACCTACTATAGTGTCCATCATGACGCCATTATTATTATATACTGCTAACACTGGGATACTACGTAGACCTAAGGCCATAAGCTCAGTCTTGATGTCATAGTCAGCAGTGTCACATTCAGTGTAATCTGTTAGCTCCAACTTAACTAGACGCTTCTTTAGTTCCTTACAGGCTGGGCAGGCATCACCTGAGTATAACTTAATGATCATATTACTTGTTTCCGTCTATTGGTTCATTAGTGTGTTGTGGTTGTAGCAGAGTATCTAAGGACATCTCATTTGCATCATCAATAAGTAAATCAATATAATGTTTGACTTTCCTTAGATCTTCTACACCACCCTTACTCTTCCATCTACTTATGTACTTGACTACGTTAGCTTCACAGTACGACATGTTGTTAGCCATGATGTACTCTAGTGGCTGTATAGCCATGTCTTTGTAGTGATTACCGCCTACCTGTGTGTCCAATGCTTTAGTCATCAGTAGTGTCCTCCTCAAATAGACCAAGGTTCTTCATAATCATATCCTCATAGCGATCCACTAAAGACTCACTTGTAATCCCTAGCAGTTCACATAAGAAGTCAACGTCATAGTTGTTCAGTATCTGTTCTCTTATTTCTTCAAAGGTGCTAGACATGCTAAATGCTCCAGTAACTCGTCAATTGATTTCATAGTGAAGTGAGCTAAACCTTCCTTCTCACACCACTCCCCTAGGTTCATCTTAGCTCCCTTCCTAAGGCGCTTACGTGAATCAGTGAACACAAAGATTAAAGGTCTATTGATTTCATCTCGTATCGCCTTGTACTTCTGTGTATCCCCAACCCTAAAGAATCCCTTACATTCTATCATAGCCCCTGTACGTGTGTCAATGAAGTCAGGCACATACTTCTTCTTTATGATATAAGGTAAGCGGTAAGGCTCGTATAGGAAGTCCTCGGTACCTACTGCCTCGCTAAAGGCACTCTCTAGTCCTGACCTAAACTTTGTCATTAAGCTCTTCCTCTATAGTCAGTTGCTTGAAGCTGCCCCAGTTACGCCTCATGTATATCAGATTCCAACATACCTCTAACCTAGACTCCCAGTCCTCAGGGTGATGGTCTTCCCATGTCGCCTGAACCTTAGCTACCATGTCCTCCGTAGCAACATCAGCCAGTATCTTCTCAGCTTTCTTTGGGCCAATACCCTTGAGACCTTGAATGTTATCAGTTGAGTCACCAGTAAGCATCTGAATACACATCTTGTACCAACCAGTGTCTGCATCAATATAGTAAAGAGTTTCTTTGGTGAAGTTGTAATGCCAACCTTCTACCATGTCAATGTCTTTATCTATATGTGCTATGACAAAGTTTACATCAGCGTCTAGTGCTTCCTGAGCCCATATACTTACTACATCATCTGCCTCACAGTTGTCTGACTGGAAGTGACCAAGGCCGTAGGCGTATTCGTTGAGGTCTTTACGTCTTTCCGTTAGTGCTGGGTTAGGATCTTCTTCTTGCTCGGAGACCTTACGGTTACCTTTGTAATCAGGCTCAATAACATAACGGAAGTTACCGTTGCCTTTAAGTGCTACCTTCATCTCTGTGGCTGCTGTAGCCCACTCAATGTCTTCTATAGCCTTGTCATAGTACTTAGTGGCTGTAGACAAGCTAATGTCTTTCAACGCTATACGATAGATTAGACTATCAGCATCAACAAAGCATATCTCAAAGGGTGCTCCTTTAGTCTTACCCATCTAAGTCTCCTAGGCACTTCACCGCTGCAGACAAGTCAACCTTAAACCACTCATTCCTACGTTCATCGCTGATCAGCTCAAGTGCCTTGTGTGCTCTAATCTCAGACGTATGTCGGTTGTCTAGGTTTACACTGTATCGTAGTGTATAGGAGCGCAACGGGTCACCTGTCTGATAACTCTTCAACCGATCCTCAGCATCAATAGCCTTACCAACCTTAATCCACTCAGGCCATGCGTCATTGGTAATGATGTAAACATCGCCTACAGTCGATTGATTGTAGTTAGCAAAGGAGCTAAAGGCTGCATCGTTGAATGACTTGTAATTACCTGCCTTATGTAATGGGTGTGTCTGTGGTACGTACTTACCGTCTACAAACATACGCCCATTGTTTGTCATATGTCTACTTTTATACTTACGTCTCCCACCATCTGAATGTATGTACCACAAGTCACCCTCTGCTTCCCATAGCCTAGTAGTTACTCTTGCCATTGTGTTATTAACAGCTTCTTGTTGTTGTTCTTGTACTATATTCATAACTGCTCCTAGTGGGTCTCAGCCCATGAGTTGCCAACCTTATAGTCTCCAGCTAGTGGACACCTAAGCTTGAAATGTATACCAGCAGCCTCAATACAACTAGCCGCTAGCTGACCAAATCTCTCTGCTTGATCTTCTCTAACCTCTACTTGGAATTCGTCATGTACATTACCTACAAACTTATAGTCTATACGGTATAGTGTAGCATACTTATCCAAAATAATCAAGGCTTGTTTCATAATTATTGCACCCGCTGACTGCAAAAGTGAGTTGAGTGCAGCGTGTTCTGATCTTATGAAGATCTTACGCCCATCTAACCCAGTAACGTAGCCCTTGGTGGCTGAATTAGCTACCTTATCCTTAAGTTCCGCTAGTGCTGGTGTAGCCTTGAGGAAGCTAGCCTTTAACTGCTTACCTTTCTTACGTCCACCACCTACAATAGAACCTATCTTCTCGTCACCAGCCCCGTAGAGGTAGGCGTAAATGAAGGTCTTGGCTTCTGAACGTGTAGACAACCCAGCAGCCTTTTGGTTAGCAGTATGAATATCACCTGTAAGTATAGTGTTAGTATAGTCAAGGTCATTCATGTAGTGTGCTAACATTCTCAGCTCAAGGCCAGAAGCGTCTATGCCAACCAACTTGTTACGCTTAGAGACAATCCAGCAGCTTCTGCAGTCAGCGCCATAGCCACCCGCCTCTCCCCATAGCATTTCCTTAGTGATAGGGTCATGCTTGGACGCGGGTACTTGAGCCAAATTAGGCTTGCTGTGTGTCATACGTCCAGTAACCGCACCGTTAGTGTTGACGTAGCCATGTACACGCTCTGTGGTATCATCTGCAGCCTCTAGCCAACTACGTACCTGAGCTATACGCTTGCCAACCAATAGGTATGATGCAATAAGCGCAGCCTCAGGTATGCCTTTGACATTCGTCAGTACATCCTCAGATACTATAGCATGTCCAGTCTCAGTGAACACCTTAGGCTTCCAACCGAAGTGGACTAGGTAACGTCCTATCTGCTGTCGTGAACCTAGGTTGAAGATGGGCCAGTCTATACGACTAAAGACACCACCTACGTCCGTCCATCGGTCACCTAGGAACTTAAGACCTACTATACTTATAGTGCCGTCCTTCTTAGTCTTAGGTTGTACCTCTTTAACAAAGGTAGGTAATGGTATGAAGACCTTCTGTACCTCTTCCTCAAGGTCGTAAGACTTCTCCTTAAGCTCAGCTACTAAGTCTCTGGCCTTAGGTATGTCAAGTAACCAACCATTCCTTATTTGTTGTTGTATGATTGTTTGCACTTGATGCTCGAGTACAATGCTCTCGCTTCCAAAATTATCAAGCTCGCAAAGCAATCGTTGGTACACCTGTTCATTAACGATAACGTCTTGTTTACAATAAGCCACCATCTCAGGCGTATACTGCGACCAATCGTTGTAATCACCTTTCGGATACCCAAGTTGTTCTCCCCAATATGCTAGTGAATGTGCGTCCCGTTGTGGGTTAGCTAGCCTAGACATTACTAGCGTGTCTACTATAGTAGTCGTAGAGAAGTCAGTGCCTAGTAGCCTCTCGCATACTGGAATGTCATAGCCTATAATATTGTGGCCTATGACTTCATCTGCGGTTGCTATTGCTTCATTGAACTTAGACC